CTCTTGGGGGGCCCTGGATTGTCAGCGATGACAGTCTTCCAAATCTAGTACAATAGGAGTAACTCCAATCATGGGCAGATACCGTGAACAGATTTCGGCTTCGGAATTGACCCATATGGGCCATAACGAAACCATTCAGAATAACATCGTTATTAGTAGAACTAATTATGATGCTAATTCTCCAGTCTTCCGAAAGAGGTGCTGGGATGCATTGCATGCCGGCCCCCCGTATAGGGAAACTGGTCCGTTCACACTTTTCAAATCCGGTGTACCCGATGCTTTTAAGCAAGGTAGTGGAGTTTATATCGGAACGGATTTTCGTCCGTCCGGTTTAAATCTCTACTCTCAGTACACTGGAGGTTTCTGGCCAAATACCTACGGTCCCACTACCATCGGCTCGTCAGACATGACGAACGTAGGTGTTAGTGGAACATATGGTCCCAATTATGGGGCTGTAGGCGATGGAGAGGGTGCCAAGGCTCGAAATCAATTCAAGCCTAAACTTAACTCAGCGAATTTAGGACAAACTATCGGAGAATTCCGAGACTTTGTACCTATGCTGAAGAAAAGTGCAAAAGGGTTCCATGATCTATGGCGCTCCTTAGGTGGCCACGATACCAATTTTGGTCCTCGTGTTGTCGCCGATCACTTTATTAACCAAGAATTTGGTTGGTTACCCTTTATTAATGATTTGTATCAATCATATGATACATATCAGAACACTGCCAAGAAGTTACACCAATTACGGCGTGACAATGGTCAGTGGATACATAGAGGTGGCACCGTTAGTACCGAATCGAATAACTCTCCTGTTACTTCGACTGAAAACTTAGCTGGTTTTGTTTTTCCAGCTTTGCCTACAGCGTTTTACAGGAAAGATTCGGAGACGGGTAGTAAAAGAGTGTCCTCAATGACATATACGACTGATTTCACTCGTACATGGTTTGAGGGGGCATTCCGTTACTGGGTCCCGTCTCTAATGAAGGACAATGATAATTATTATAAAATTATCAATCGGGTCCATATGTATGGGCTCCGTATTTCCCCTTCATTAATTTGGAAAATTACTCCTTGGACGTGGTTGGCCGATTGGGCTTCTAACGCTGGAGACATAGTCTCCAATGCTGAGGATAACCTTTTCGGTCTTGCGTGCAAGTACTCCTGCATCATGCGGCATACTAGCCGTCATGCTGTAAACAATTCAACCATCCGTTTAAAGAATGGTGATGTTTACTGCTCCTGGCATCAAGAAGTTGATGTCAAGCGCAGACACGGAGGGTACCCGTACGGGTTTGGACTTGGCTGGGAGGCTTATTCGCCTAGCCAGATTGCGGTACTAGCTGCTTTGGGTATAACCCGATTTAGATAGTACTCGTTAAGTCCGGCAGTCTTACAGATCAGCTCGGTGGTTTGGAAACCATCGTGCCACTGCTGGATAAATTCCATATTTCGATGGAGGTTATCTACAATGTTCGCTGACCCACAATCCGTTACCGTTAATGCGGTAGCTAAATCGATGCCACGCATTTCTGCTAAGGACCTTTCGGCCACTTATCAGAAAGATGATCAGTCTTTTAAGCTGACCATCTCCCACCAACTCTCTAATAAGAGAGTTCGTTCGATGGTACGCATCGATCAGAGGGCAATTGTCGCAGACCCGTTGACTGCTGTCAACGATTATGAGACTTTGTCCTTCTACTTCGTTATCGATCGCCCAGAAGTGGGCTTTTCGGCTACCGAAGTGGACTACCTTGTCCAGGGTTTAAAGACCTGGCTCGATACGACTGCTGATGGAAAGCTGTTCGGTCTCCAGTCTTGACTGGACTCCTTGAGTGAACTGTTCTTCTTGCGATTTTTGTCGAGTTTTCTTGACTCTAATCGTTCTTTGAAAGTCTACAGAAGGAGGAAATATGGCCGTACAAGCTACATGGCAGTCGATTTTGATCACTACAGCTATTGCAGCGCTGGGCGTTTTTCTAACCCAGTTGACAGAACAGGGTGTTCCTAATGCTCCGAAGGCTCCAAAGCCTAAGAAGCCAAAGACCCCTAAGCCTGTCAGAACGAGGTAACTCGTTTGCTGATTAGTTGATTGATCTTTTCGTTGGTTCCGGATTGGGCTGACCCAATCTTGGGTCAGCTGTAAGTGACGTTGTAGTTTGATGCTTACCCCCATTTTTGGAGGATGCATGAAAAGCAACGTAAGTAACCTACTAGAAATGGTACGTAGCATCTATATAGATGCTTGTACTGGATGCATCGCTGATGTCTCCGATGAACGTGACTTGATAACCATCAAGGCACGAGTCGAACAGGAGGGTCTTTCGTTTTTAACGATAACCCTTCCCAACTTTGCTAAAGATTTCGAAAGAAGTCTCGCAGTTGGATGTGTTGACTCAGCGTGTTTTAAAGGGTTCCGTCGGATCTCGATCCGAAATCGGAATTCCAGTAAGGCACACGGAGCAATCCCTGAACTGTTTCAAGGTATGCTCAGTCAATTGTTCGACAAGGAGGATGGAAGATATGAACAAAGTTCAGATAGTCGGATTGATGCTCCAAATATCATTGGTTGCGTTAGGCAGATTTGCCTCGCATTCAAGAAATTGGAGCTTCCTTGCTCCCTTACAAGGGATCAAGGAGCCGTTACTGAATTTGTCCAAACAGAACACGACCTCTCAATGTTTGCATTGTCAGAAGAAGATCGACAAGAATTTGTTGATACTTCTACTATGCTTTGGGACAATCTTATTCACGGCATTTGCCTTGATGAGTGTGTCCCCAGACATGGACCTGGTGCAACCGCTGATAGTAGATCCGGTAATCGGAAATACGTTTGGCGAAATTGGTATGAGCGTCTCGAGCCTTATTTCCCTCTGTTGGATAGCTGTTATTCTATTTCAGCTTACCATGATGAGGAGCTCGACTTGGTTGACGTACTTACCAAGGACCAGGAGATTCCTGTTAAGGTTTCTCTTGTTCCGAAGACATTGAAAGGCCCACGTATCATTGCAGTTGAGCCTTGTTGTATGCAATATGCACAACAAGGGATTCGACACGTTCTTTATGATCGTATCGAATCTTATTGGTTGACGAAAGGTCACGTTAATTTTCGTGATCAGTCGATCAATCAACAGCTCGCATTGACAGCATCGATGACAGGCCAATTTTCTACGATTGACTTGTCGGAGGCTAGTGATCGCGTTCCGCGAGACCTAGCTTTATGTATGTTCCGCTCGAATCCCGATTTACGGGATGCGATCGACGCATGCAGATCGACGCATGCAAAGCTACCTGGGGGTACCATTATTGGTCCCCTCAATAAGTTTGCATCGATGGGTAGTGCTCTATGCTTTCCGATTGAGTCGATGTATTTCTACACTATATGTGTAGCGGCTCTTTTGAAAAGCAGAGATCTTCCAGTGAACCACGAGAACATATTTCAGTGTTCACGTGATGTTTACGTCTATGGGGATGATCTTATTGTCCCCACTAGACATGCGATTACTGTTCTCGATTATCTACAAAAATACAATTGTAAGATAAATAGATCGAAGACTTTCGTTACCGGAAGGTTCCGAGAGTCGTGCGGTCTAGATGCGTTTGACGGTACGGAGGTAACACCTACGTATATACG